TCTTATTGATGGACTTGGATCCGGTGACTCAGCTTCACTGTTAGACGGTCTTACCTCTACGGTAGAGGCAATCGGTGGTGACATTGCGGGACAGATTGCACAGATCATCACACTCCTAACCGGACTCGGTGCAATGCTTGATAACCTTAGCGCTGCGGGTGTATCTGGTAGTGGTATGGATGCATTGTCTAAGACTGGGGAAACAATGGCTGCAAAGGCAGATGGACTCATGGGAAGTCTGGAAACTGCAGCGGGTAGTCTGAGTAGTATCTCCGATGTTTCTAGTTTATCAGAATTGACCGGAACAATCAACAACTTTGCACAAGATATTAGTAATGTTGCGAGTGAAATATCTGCGATTCAAAATATCAACCCTGCATCCGAATTCACCAACAACCTCTTACAGGATGATGTTGGCGGACTGTCAGAACTTGGAAAGACATTTGAAGATGCGAAGTCAACGGTTGACGGAATTACAGGTGAAGTCAATAGTGTTCTTGCCGAGGTGGACAAAGCTAAATCTTTTGTAGATGAAAATGTTAGTAAAGCAAGAGGTTTAGTGAATGAGGGGAAGGCTCTAGTTGGTGATCTTCAGACCGGAGGGGGTAAGTTACAAGACCTCGCTGAGAACACAACCCTGCAAGCCTCTGGTAAGGTCAATGACCTTCTTGGCGCAACAAGTCTTCGTGGTACAGGAGTAACTCCTAAACCCCAAGGCGGTGGCGGCGGAAGAGGTGGTAGTGGTAGTCTGAGTAAATCAGCAATATCCAATGTCATCAAACAAACACAAAGTGGTGCTCCTGTCGATCTTGCGAAGGCAGTTCAGACCGTGGGTGGTGGAAACGTTGGTGTCGATCCTTCAATCAAACCCATCCTCGCTAAACAAAAAGGATTCTCTAATACACGTGAGTTGGTAGAGAAGGTTGTCGCAGAATGTAAAACTAAAGGAATTGATCCAGCTTTGATTAGTGACTTTGTGAAAGTCATGGGTGTCGTGGAAGTGGGTGTTACCACAATCGACACAACAATCACAGACCAAATTAAAGTCGGTTCTCAGGAAAGAAGTATCTGGAAAGAGTCTTTCGATGTTGTTGGTTATCCAAGAGAATTTGATACGTATCAACGGTTTGAGACAGGGGAAATTACTGCAGCGACACAGGCAAATTCGGTTACCGCAGAAAAGAAACCTATTGTATTCCAGACGTGTGATACCAAAGAAGAACTTCAGGCTGAGGTTCGTCTATTCAAACGTGAGATTCGATCTTTGATCATTCACTCTACAGAGTCGTTTAAGAATCAATACTTGACTGCAGAGATGTTACACGAAGATGCAAAGGCCCGTGGATTCCCCACCATTCAGTATCACTATGTAATTCGCAGAGATGGTACGATGCAGAGGGGTATTCCAACAACATTGATTTCAGAACTTGACCCTAGAGAATACAGAAACACATCCATCAACATTGCTATGGTCGGTGGTATTGATGCGCCTAGTGGTACAGAGGGTGCAAACTCGTTTAGATCGGGTAACTCGTTCACTCTTGCACAGTATCAAACTCTAGACACTTTCCTAGATACATTCTTTAAAGGATATCCTGGCGCCAAAGTATATGGTTATGGTGAACTGGTAGATACTACTAACGAACCGTACTTTAACGTGGAGAAATATGTGCAAAGGAAATTTGGTAAAATACGATGAGTAAGAAGACAGAAGCCGAACAGGGTACTATTCAGGAAAATGAGGGAACTAACCTCTATGGGTTTCAAGACCCCACAGGAGAATTCCCTCGTGAAGATTATTGGGGAGAGAGTTCTATCAACCGTGCAGCACGTGGTGCTGGTGGTGTAGGACAAAAGGACAAACCCAATGATCTCACTATGTCTGCGGTGTTCCCCAATATCGACATGGGTCTTGGTACTGCAACACAGGGCGAAGATGGAACCATTGAGTTCGAAACTAACACGGGACGTTCCAAGTATCCTTATAACAAGGTAACAGAGACTTACTCAGGACATGTCATTGAGATTGACGATACCGAAGGTAACGAACGTGTCCTGATTCGTCATCGTACTGGTTCTGGTATTGAGATGCGTAAGGACGGGTCTATTTGGATCAGTGCAACCAAGGACAAGTATGAGACTGTCGGTGCGGACTGTAAGATTGTAGTCGAGGGTAACACGGAGATTGCCTATGAGGGCAACCTTGATATGTGGGTGGGTGGTAACTTCAACCTAGACGTTGGTGGTAACCAGAACATCAAGATTAAGGGTAACAAGAACGAGAGAGTTGCAAAGGATCACAAACACAGAACCTCTGGTAATTCCGAATATACCACAAAGGGGAATGCAAAGATTTCCACAATGGGCATTCACACCGATGCGTGTCTAGGTGATCTACGTAAGACCATCACAAAAGGTAAACACGAAATCTCTGCAGAGGGGGCAGTAGACTTGGTATCTGATACCACACTCCTTCTTTCGGGTAAAAAGGAGGCGGTCATGGTATCGACTGCCTGTAACATCTCTGGTACAACCGTATCTGCAATTGGTATGAAAGGATCGTTTGGTGGTGACTTCGTAGACTTCTTTGGTAAGTCTTTCTCAGGGCCACTTGGGCCCCAACCCGCATCTGGTGCTGCCTTCTACGGATCGGTGATCGGGACTTCTCTATTCTCAACTTTCTCACAGTTTGCGGGAGAGTCATTACGTGCGGGAACTGCGGGTGCATTGGGCCCGCCTGGTTGGGGTCTTGCTGTAGTTCCTCCGGTTGTTCCGATTCCACCTACATCACCCCCTCCTAAAGCTGCATTAGTCGGACTTCACCTTGCGGGCGGTGCGTATGCGATTCGTACCGTAACCATCGATGCGGGTGGGACACTGAAATCAAAAATTCTCAAAACAGACTCCTATGGTGGTGTCTTTGATGATGGTGAACCTACGACTCAAGAAGCACGATCTGCAATGCGAGATGCTTCAAACAAAGATGCGATTGGTGCGTCACTGGCAGTAGACGGTGTTATCAGTGACAAACTTGACGATGTTGTTCCACCCAACATTGGTAGAACGGCTGGTAAAGCAAGAACAACACAATTTGGTAACACGCCTTTGGGTAATACTATCAAAGGACTTGGTAAACAATTTACAGTATCGAAACTAGAAGAGGAAGTGGAGTTACCTCCGCCTCAAATAAGAGTGAGTGAGGATTCGGCATGATATATTTAGCAGACCCCGTTTATAATCCGGAACAACACAATCCGGTACAGATCACATCCAAGATTAAACTTGCAAAGGGCATTTCCATTGCAACATTCTTAGGATATGGTGCACCTTCTTTGGGACACATTGGTAGTGCGGAACAGAGAGCACAGGTTGCACGTAACTTATTGTTGCACGCTGACATCATGAATATGGTCAATGCGGACAAAGACTTTTTTCGTGATGTTAGAATAAAGGTATCAGAAGGACTGTATGCTGCAGGCCCAACAGAGACCATTGCGGGTGACAATCTTCTGAAAGCAGATGGACGTATGATTGGTTATCAAGTGATCAATGGTTTTGGTAAACTTGATTTGGAAAGAACATTCGATGTTGCTGTCTATCTCAAGGACAATGCGAGATTCAAAAGACTTGTTCTGGACTACGATACGTATAATCCAGACGGTTCTTTGACAGCTACTATCTTAGTAGAGTTTCCTATGATTCCTCCCACTTATGATGTGGTGTTCAAACAAGATATTCAGACACAATACAACGGAACCTTATTTTCCAATAAAGAACTCGTAGAAGTCTTGCCAAAATAGTATAAATAGAATTAGTCTAACACAAGAGAACTAAGATGGCAATAAAACGTGCTCTGTCAATAGAGGATCGCAATCTAGATACGGTTACCTTTAAAACTACAAGGAACCGTAAGAATCTAGATATCGACTTGGGATTCTCCCCCAAACCTACAACGGGAGACATCTACAAGAAGACTGAGGCGCAGGCAGTCAAACAGGCTGTTCGTAATCTTCTGACTACAGGTAAATACGAAAAACCATTCCAACCGGATTTTGGTGCACGTCTGTACGACTTTCTCTTTGAACTGGACACGCTATATGATGGAGAAGCAATCATCAACAACGTCTATGAGTCAATTAGAGTTTATGAACCTAGAGTTGATTTGAGGACACTGGAAGTGATTCCTAGAATTCTACCAGACCAAAACACTCTGCAAGTTGATGTTATTTTCAAAGTAATAAATTCAGGTGATGAAGTGCAGCTCACCACAACATTAAATAGGTTAAGGTAATGGCGACAACTATCAAATCGTCCTCGTTGGACTTTGCAAGTATTAAGAACAACCTTAAGTCGTTCTTACAGGAGAAAGAGGAGTTCAAAGATTATAACTTTGAAGCCTCTGGTCTATCGAACCTATTGGATGTCCTTGCGTACAACACACACCTAAACGGTCTCACCGCAAACTTTGCATTGAACGAGTCGTTTCTTTCGACCGCTCAGTTGCGTAGTTCTCTGGTGCAACTATCAGAAGCCATTGGTTATATTCCAGACTCCAAGACCGCATCCGAAGCCATTATTCGAATGGGTATGAACCTATCAAACGTTGCGGGACGTGAAGCCACGATTACTATTGCGTCTGGTTATCAGTTCACCTCCAAGGTTGATGCTGTAAAATATACATTCCAAACTAACGAAACGTTGATTGCTTCCGACGATGGTGCTGGTTACTATCAATTTACGACACTTGATGGGAAAGACAAGATTCCTGTCTTTGAAGGTCAGAAGAAAGTTAGAAGTTTTATTGCTGGTAGTAACGACGAAAATGCTGTGTATATCATTCCCGACAAAAATATGGATATCGATACTGCAGTGGTCAAGGTCTATGAAAACACGAGTACGACAAAATTTGTCACGTACACAAGCATTCTGAAAGCAACAACGATCAGCGAACAATCCACACTGTACATCCTCAAGGAGATGCCTAACGGTTACTTCGAATTGAGTTTTGGTAACGGTACAACATTGGGTCAGACACCAATTCCTGGCGGTAAAATTGTAGTCGACTATTTGTCTGTAAATGGTGCAGCCGCAGATAATGCGTTAATCTTTGAACCTAGTTCAACAATCAAAATTACCAATACCGTATCAAGAACTCCTGTGGTTAGCACATACTCCAAGTCTGTGGGTGGTGGAGAGAAGGAGTCTATCGAATCGATTCGTAAGAATGCTCCTTTCCAGTATGCTTCACAGAATAGGATGGTTACCTTTGCGGACTATAATTCGCTTATCCTGCGTAACTTTTCTACGCTTATTAAGGACATTTCTAGTTGGGGTGGAGAGGACAATATCAAACCTGAGTTTGGTGTTGTCTTCACGTCTATCGAATTCCAAGATGACGTGGGCGAGAATAGAAAACAAGTAACCAAAGATGCTATCGTCGATCTCGCAGCACAAATTGCAGTCGCTACGTTTGGTATTAAGTTTACCGATCCTGTTAAGACGTGGGTTGAAACAGAGGTGTTCTTTAGATTCAACCCTAACCTAACAACCCTGTCCCTGAACACAATTCAGGAAAATGTCAGATCGGTAGTAAATAATTATTTTGCAAAGAACACAGGTAAGTTTGGACAGGCTTTCCGTAGATCGAACCTGTTAACTCTAGTTGACGATGTTTCTCCTTCAGTCCTTTCTTCTCGTGCAGAAGTTAAGATGCAACAGAGATTCTTCCCGTCCTTGTTAGTAGAACAAGATCACACACTTGATTTCCCTGTAGCGATTGCATCCCCCGACGATGTTCTGTATAGAATCACATCGTCCACTTTCTCATATAAAAATCAGAACTGTCAGGTAAGAAACCAACTCAACTCCAATAAGTTGCAAGTGATCAACCTAACAACTAATAAACCTATTGTAGATAATGTGGGTTCTTATAACGCTGACCTTGGTAAGGTAGAGATTGTCGGTCTACAGGTGGATCAGGTTATTGGTGGTAACAACTACATTAAGTTGGCGGTAGTTCCTGCAAACCAGTCCGTTGTACTTCCGACAAGAGAATACATCTTAAATCACGATTCCGCTAGATCGGTTGCACGTGCAGTAATAACGGATGCAGATAACTAATGAGTCATACAGTAGTAGATAGAACTCTTATCGATATTGGGAGACGTGAACCCAATATCCGTGAGTATGTGATTGAAGAGGCTCTCCCACAACATATTGTAGAGAGTTATCCCAACTTTGTCAAGTTTCTTGAGGGTTATTTTGACTTTGAAGAAACGATAGAGTCTCCTTCACATCTCATTCAAGAACTATTCTACACACGTGATATAACTCAAACAGACTTGAAATTGTTGTCCTTCATTGAGGACGAACTCCTTCTTGGACAGTCATACTTCGAAGGTTTCCAAGATAAGAGAGCGGCTGCAAAATATTCAAGTACTCTTTATAGATCGAAGGGTACGAAGTATTCTATTCAACAGTTCTTTCGAACGTTCTTTGCTATTGACCCCGATGTGGTCTACACAAAGGAACAAATTTTCAACGTTGGTGAATCTAGAATTGGTGCGGAATCTCAGAGATACATCACCG